TAGTTATGATGGAACCAGAGCATATTTAGGTTGCAGTGGGCAGAATCGTATTTTCTTATTGCGATTAGATTATCCCTGGGAAATAGCAACTGCTCGTTGGGAAGGTGCCAAAAGCGTAAGATTTTATAATCTTACCAAAATTGAGACTGGCCCAACTGCAATTTATTGGAGTCCAGATGGATATCGATTATATATAACAGGTATTTATAGTGGTGGTGGAAGATTTCTTAGAGAACTCCTAGTAGATCAACCTTTTACTTTTGCTGGAATCAGGGTACTAGCAAGACGCTCTGTGGGCTATGCTACCAGTATGTCATTTAGCCCAGATGGATCGGTAATGCTGATAGTCAGCCTTTACAACGATCGTGTGTATTCTTATTTTGGCGGCAGTTTTTCTCCGATGGGCATGAGTGCTGGTCCTACCCTTTACATTTCAAATCCTGGTGCCGCTGCATTTCATGGCAATGGTAATTTATTATATATCTCCATTGGCAGTAGAATCTATGAGTATAGATTACGTAGTCCGTTTAATATAACTAAACCTACGTATACCAAATATAACTACTCAGTTGGAACCAGTGTTAGAGCAATGCAATTTAGTCCGGATGGATCATCTGTCATACTAGGTTTTAGTTCCAGCGCAGGCAATTTGCGGCAGCTATTTCTCAGCGATCCTTGGGATTTCAGATCAGTATATGCTCGCTTTGATATATCAGTTAGACCACTCACACGCGATTGGGTAGGTATTCAATCCTTGGTTAGCTTCAATGTTAGTCAAGACGGATCGAGACTTAGTGTACTAACAAGTCAAGATAATATTTTTATGTATACATTGAACCAGAATTGGACTCTAAGCAGTGTGGTTTATGAAAGTGGTGATCCTGATTATATAAACACAGTAGTAACTGGATATGTCAATAGTTTGTATAATGTACGCAGCATATCATTTAGTCCCGATGGATTAAACATGTATGCTGCTCAGGAGCGTACCACAGAGGGTGGACAATATGGTGCAGATGGCAGCAAAGTAGTCCAATTTCGACTACGCGACTCTTGGGACTTAAATTATGCTGCGCCTACTGGTACCTTATATTTTAACAGCTATCACATCGGCACTGGTGCTGCCTATAGTTTTGATATGGCCTTAGATGGCAGTCATTTTTTACTAGGCACAGAAACTAACATAACCAAAGTTCCATTGTCCACGCCTTTTCAAGTTCAAACAGCACAGAATCCATCTAGAACTAACACACCAGGAACATGGAGTTATAGCTCAACTGAAACTGTAAGTGATTTTTATATTAGACCAGATGGTGGTAAATTTTACCTTACAGTGAGCAGTCGTAGCAGTGTATATGAATATAACCTAACTACTGCTTATCAGATACATACCGGAGTATCACCTGGAGCAGGAGCAAGCCGAGGTATCAGTAATGTGGTCAATTGTAAATTTAATGCCAGTGGTACTGCTGCTTATCCAGTGCATGCCATGAATCTGTTTAGCAGACTTGAACTTACAAGTCCATGGAGTATTGCCAGCGCCAGTATAATAAATCCTATCTATGGTACACCTGCTAGAGGTTCAGGGTGGGAAACCTATTATAATACCAGTTTATATAACTGTTTTAAGTTTGGTGCCAATGGTGCTAGAATGATCACAGTATATACCGGCGATGGTTATCAACGTATCAACAATCTCACACTGAACGGAAATTATAACATCAACACACCGGTGTCAGTTGGTACTTGGGTACCTGTAGAACCAACCATCAAGAATATCAGTTTTAGATATGACGGCTTCGCGATTTATATTACAAGCTACAGTAATAATAGAGGTCCTGCTAGAATAATTGAATATGAAACCAACACACCATGGACTGCTTTAAATGCGCCCACTCGTGGACAAATTACCAGACAAGTAAGATACCTAGCAACTGCTCCAGAAACCTTGCCACGTGCTTTTGTAATGAGACCCGACGGTGGACAGATTTGGATATTAGGCAGCAGCAGACGTACCATACGCAGTTATAATTTGTTGATCCCTTATAATATCAGTTCTGCTATATTTGTTTACGAAATGGGTATTGCTGCTGATCGCGGTGGCTCCTATCCAGTTGATTTATTATTCAGCTCGTTCGGGAAAAAGTTCTTAATAGCAGAAACTGCTCCATCATCAGTGTCCACCGGTGGTGCCATACACGAATATCATTGTACTCGTGCTTTTGATATCAGTTCGGCAGAATGGGTACGCACTTATCATTATGGTAATATATCTCATAATACCAAATTGGGCGGTATTGACGTAAGCCATGATGGTAAACTCTTGTTTACCATGGGTGGAAATCTTATGTTTAGTTTCAAGTTATCTGACTAACAGTGCAGTTCACAATAACGTAATTTGTCAACTACTTCTGGCGTAGCCAGAGTACGTACAATGCCAGGATGCAAGGGTTTTGGCAAGGCACTGAGTGGTAACCATGCATAACCAATATGTTCGTCATTCAATCCTGGCACAAATTCATTGTCCACGCTTACAAAAAAGGTATGGTAGATAAAACGTCGATCGTTGCTGGTATAACGTTCAATAGGTATCAGCTTTGGATCAGTTATCCTGCCACCTAGTTCTTCTTGTATTTCTCTGGCTAGACCCACTATCACAGTTTCGTTACCATCAACTTTACCACCGGGCAGTGCCCAGGTCATAGCCCAAGAACTACCGGTACGCATTAGCCAAAGATATCTGCCGGTGGGTTTGGCGTAGATTAGTGCGCCTACGCCTTGGGTCAATTGTTTGGAACGAAGCTCCAGGCTCCCACGCCGTAACGACCCTCTACGCTCTTGGTCCATTGATTATCTTTCCATTTATATTGAGTACCTGTACGCAGGTTAGTTACATATTCTACACTAATTGACATGGTGCTGTCAAATACCACAGCCCAACGTGAACCATCAAATTCTATTATGTCGTTGGCCTGTGCGATCAATTGTGGCTGGCCTGCACGATTCCAAAGTTCAGGGCCGTCGATGGTAAACGGGTCACTGTCATTATTGTCTGGATGACCAATTGGGTTTACCAACAAATACCTTGTGCCAGTGGCTGGCAATATGATACTGGCATCAGGTTTGACTGTGTATGGATCAATTATAGCATCAACAGGTGTCAAGGTGTTTACAGGTAGGGTGTCAATGTCAACGTTGAATATCAATATGCTACGATCCACAGGATGATAGGCTAACTTGACTTAGGCCGTTTACCAATAAGTCTGTGTTAGTTGGAGCGCCAGCTAGTTCACCAAAACTTTGAATTGCCACATGCCAATCTCCTGGACGCAATGGCGGTACCACACCATCATTAAATTGTATCTCGCTGTCGCTTACTAGTAGTTGTAGTTGATTGCCGGTATATACAACATTAAGATCAATTGGCGTAAAGATTTTCTTGGTAGCAAATAAACTAGCAGCAATATCAAATGTATCTTCTTCGTGATCAATGCCGCCCACAGGATCGTATATACTGGCAATAATTTTGTGTATGACACCTTGTTTCTTAACACGAGCTGGTGGACTAATCCAAATTGGCAGTTCAAATGTCAATTGTGCTACGTCAATAGGTTCCTCAGTGCCAATCGGCACTGTTCGACTACTGAATATGCTTTCAGTTAAGGTAATATAGCTTAGGCTGGTCCAGTCTACGTAACTGTCTGAACTTTGTAGTTCAAGGCTAGGATTGAATAGCACACTGATTTGTTCAAGCAGTTGAAATTTTTGATCGGTGTTGCTGGTCCATATGTCTAACTTTAATGTTAGTAGATAAGGAACTGGCATCAATCGTTCCACGGTAAGCATGTCACCTTGGTACTGGGTGTAATCACCTTGTTCGTCATAGGCACGTTCACGTAACTGCATCTTGCTAACAAAGTAGGGTTCTTGTACACGAGCACGATCGTAGGTAAATGCGCTAACATACACACTCATAGCTGGAACACTACCGAGTCCGTTCTCGCTGTTTTGTTTTAATATACTGGCTACCTGTTTGCTGCTGTCACCATAGTACACAGGAACACGTAACAGAGTTCTTGTACCAGATGAGCTGCGACCAAGACTGACTTCAAAGTTACTCATTACACGAATAAACTGCTGAAGGAATCTGCGTATTTGACCTGAGTAAAAAAATGAACTCATTAGTTATCTGCCTTGGGTTTCAGAATTTCATGTAAACTTTGTTTTTCTGGTTGTGTGTTACCACGAATGTCTGTAAAGGTTC